CTCCCCATGTACCATCGCCATACCCATAAGTGAAGTTGGCATCTATCCATTTATAAGCAGTATCAATATCTTCAAATAAGGTATAAGAGTATTGACCTGATGCTGAAGGAAATGTTCCTCCATAATATTGTAATACTAAGTATTCTGATAACTTAGTAGGGTTGTTTATTTTATACACCGAAAACGACCCAGAACTTAAATCTAAATCGTCTACTAATTGCATCGAGTATTCTTTTGATACTGAACCTGTAGTACTACTTCCACTTTCAGGCCAAACAACAAAACTACCTGTTTGTAAGTTGGTGTAAAAATTTATCATAATTTATAATATAGGAAAAAAGGGACTGATCTCATAACCAATCCCTTGCTTTTTCCGTTATATTTAGCTAACTGTTATTCCAGTTAAAGCGTCAGTTAAGTTACCTGAAGTGGTAATCTCTTCTGATGGATAAGGTTCCTGTGCTTCGAATGTTAACGCATATTGGTTAGCATCTCCTAAAGCTGTTCCTGTTGTCCCGCTTCCTCCAGTAAGTGTAGCTCCGCGATAGCGACCTACATAAAAGAATTGACCTACGTTATCGTCGCTCCCGTTTTCCGTTTCTACAACGATTTTAAGAGCTGGATTTTGTGCCAATACTTTTACTTGATTTCTAATAGAAGCTTGTAACTTATGAAGGGCAATGTTTACTACTTGTGAATAGAATACTGTTCCATTCTCAAGACTAGGTGTTGGAGTTTCAGTAAAGTCGCCTACGTTTCTTGGTAGTTCAAATTTGTAGAACACCCCTGAACCGTCAATGTCTGAAATAGCTCCTGATGAAGCTGTTACTGTACTAACTGATCCTGCTAGGATGTATACATTTTTGATGCCTCCAATATTATCGCGGCAGGCTAAACTAAACCCACTTGTAATATCACATGCCATAGTATAAGTATTAAAAAGTTAATAAAAGGGCGGCCGAAACCGCCCATTATTGTTTGCTTCTATTAAGCTTGGTCGTTAGATACGAAATATGAAGGATGGCCAATTTGCACTCCTAATTTATTACGTAATCTATATTTAAGTGCATCGCTGTTGATGTCATACCACATGCTAAAGTTAGTTGTATCAGAAACTAAGTCTGTACCAACTACCATGTCAGATGCAGGTCCGATAATTACTCTTTCTGAAGATCTTAAACCATAAGTACCGATAATTTTAATGTTAGGGTATCCAGGTAGTGGAACTTCGTAGAAACCTCCTCTTTTTGCTACTGTAGTAGGATCAAAGTGGAATAAGTTTTGAGTAGTTAATCCGTTGATGATTCTTTGGAATACAGAAGTACCACACCATACAGTTAGGTCTTCAGCATCAAGAACGTTAACGTCAACTGATTCAAGCATAGTTGAGATTTGATCATATGCAGATGAAGCAGTAATTACGTTAGCTCCGATTCCAGTTGCGATGTTTACTCCTCCTGTAGAACCAGAGATAAGTTTCTTAAATCCATCAGCATTAGGTGTTACTGTTGAACTTGCAAAAGTAGATCCTGATACTGCATTCCAAACGAAATCGTCTGTTTGTTGTTGTGCTTTTTTAACTAAGTCTTCTGATAAAGCAGAAACAATAGTCATTGTATCTTCATACGAGCCTGGCTCCAATACAGCTTTACCAAGATATTTCTCAGTTAAAGTTTGTAGGTTCCAGCTATCATATGCTGTTCTTTTTGTTACTACGATGTTACGTTGAGAGAACTCAGCAGATCCAGAAGGATTAGATACTGAATCACCACCCTGAAAAAAGGGAGTGATAGAAGCTAGGTTAAGAGGTTCCGAATATTTTATCCCCTCTTGAATGCTTACGTACTCTGCGGTATTTCCAGTATAAACAGTATCTAATACCATTTTACCGGCCAACTCATCGTTAAAGTCGTTTAGTGCGCTTACGTTTAGTGCCATTTCTTTATTTATTTATTTGTTATTCTAGATAAAGCAGCTTCATATCTTTTAGTGTTGTATACTGCTCTTGGGTTCTCAATCTTAGCTTTAGCTTTAGCAAATCTTGATTCACTTGTTGGTTGAGCTGCTGGTTTGGACATATATTCGCCCATTTTTTCATCATGCTCAGCAAGTTTTGCTTCTGCTTCTGCCATCTTTTGTTTTAACTCCTCGATTGCAGGAGCAACTTCAGACATGATAGCTTCAATGATCGCTTCTTTGATGTCAGATTCATCTTCCATCTCTTCTTCGTCACCGTGTTCTGCTAATTCAGTCTTTTCTTCAGTGG